TGGTAATAATATAGCTATAGGCTCTTCTGCTTTAGTTACAAATACATCAGGTAATAATGGAGTAGCTATAGGTTTTAATGCACTTCAATTTAATACTACAGGTGGTTCTAATGTTGCTATTGGTTATCAAGCATTAAATTACAATACTACAGGTGGAAGTAATAATGCTACTGGTCAAAGAACATTATTTTACAATACTACAGGTGGTCAAAATACAGGCTATGGACATAACGCACTTTTTTATAATACCACAGGTTCAAATAATACAAGCATAGGATATTCTGCTCTTTATAACAACACCACAGCCGTAGCAACACTAGGTTCTATCACAGGCGGTTCAGGCTATACCAATGGTACATATTCTGCCGTAGCTATGACACCAGTATCAGGTGCTACATTTACTACATACCCTACAGTAAATGTTACAGTATCAGGTGGTGCAGTCACAGCAGTTACATTAGTCACCAATGGTGTAGGTGCAACAGTCACAACAGCTACAGTTTTAACAGTGGCAGCAGCTCTTATAGGTGGAACAGGAAGTGGCTTTAGTATTCCTGTGGCTACTTTTGCTACAGGTGGTAATAACACAGCAGTGGGATATCAGGCTTTACAGGCTAATACGACAGCAGTTTCTAATACAGCAGTAGGCTATCAATCTTTATTATCAAATACAACAGGCAATTACAATACAGCTCTTGGTGGTGGTGATTCAGGTGCATTTTCACCATTAAAAGCTAATACAACAGCTATACAAAATACAGCCATAGGTAATGGTGCATTAGGTAAAAATACAACAGGTAACAGTAATACCGCAGTAGGTTATCAAGTATTATTAAATAATCTTACTGGTCAAGGTAATGTTGGTGTAGGTGGTGTAACATCAGGTTCTATCAATGCTGCCCTTAACACAAATACTGCTGGTAATAATAATACAGCTATTGGTTCAGGAGCTTTAACATTAACCACTGTATCTGATAATACTGCTTTAGGATGGAATTCAGGTGCTGCTGTTTCTACAGGCTCACAAAATACTCTTATTGGTCGTTCTGCTGGTAATACATTAACTACAGGCTCTAATAATACTGTTATTGGTTACAATGCTGCTGTGTCAGCAGTAGGTGTATCTAATGAGATTACACTTGGTAATAGCTCTTGCACAAGTTTAAGACTTGCACCACTTATTACTGGTTATACTGCTGCTGCACCTACAATAGCTTCTGCTGCAACTATAGCACCAACAACACCTATAGCATTTGTATCAGGCACAACAACTATTAACACAATTACTGCACCTGCACCAATATCAGCAGGTGGTGGTTCTATTACTATTATTCCTACAGGACTATGGTCTACAGGAACATCAGGTAATATTGCATTAGCAACTACAGCAGTAGTAAGTAAAGCTTTAATATTAACTTATGATGCCACAACAACTAAATGGTATCCATCTTACTAAAGGTTAAAACATGGCAATAACATATAAATGGTCAGTAACATCTATGTACACTCTACCAATGGTAGATGGTCAAACAGATGTCGTAGTATTAGCACAATGGGCAGTATCAGGCACAGATGGCACATACTCAGAAACATTAGGTAGCAACACAACACAATTCACTATATCTGCTGACGAACCTAACTTTACACCTTATGCTGACTTAACAGAAGAACAAGTCGTAGGTTGGATTAAAAAGATTTTAGGTGAAGATGGTGTAGTAAGTTATGAAAATACAATTGCAGGCAGTATAGTTTCACAAGCTAATCCACCTGTTCAACCTACAGCACAACCATTACCATGGGTAACAACTAGCGAAGTAGTGTAATTATGTATTACTCTGGATTTCAAAGTAATGCGTTTCAAAATAACGCTTTCCAGATTGTTGGCTCAGTTATACCGGTTATCACACCTATATCTAGAGGTGGGTTTAAAAAAGAACGTGAACATAACAGATCATTTACTAAGTCTGTAAAAGAATCCCTTAGAGAGCTACTAGATGACCCTGTAGCAGTAGAACAAGTAAAAGACATAGTAGCACCTTACTCTAACTCTAAAAGCATTACAGCAAGCTCTATAGACTTTAGATTACTAGCTCAGAATGTAGAAGCAGCACAAAGGCTTATAGCTTTAGCACAAGAATTTCAACAAGAGAAAGATGATGAAATAGCGATTATGCTATTAATGTAATTATGGCTAGATATATACAAGATCCTATTACACATAAACTTATTCCTGCTGACGAGTATTACACACAGGAATCTAATTCGCATTATATTATTACTGACTATCAACCCTATCAGTCTATGGTGACTGGTGAGATGATAGAAGGTCGTAAAGCACATAGAGAACATTTAAAACGTCACAATCTAGTAGTGGCGGAACAGAGTTCAGCAAGACCACAGAAGCCTGACGGTGGTCAGTTGAAAGAGCAAGTGGCACGTCAGGTATATGAAAAACTACGTTATAAATAAGGAGCAATAAATGACAACAACAGTAAATTTAATGGGTAGTGGTAGCTCTGGTCTAAACGCTGAAGCAATCACAGGTATTATCTCACTAGCACAAACAGCAACAGGCGCATCACAAGGTTCACTAGCATTACCTACAGACATTGTAGTGTATTCAACATCTACAGCAGCTAATGGCCCAACATTACCAGCTTCAGCAGGTTCAGGCGACAGTTTCATTGTAGTTAATAACACAGCTAACTCAATCAACGTATGGCCACCAGTAGGCTTTAAAATTGGTACAGGCTCTACAAATGCAGCTTTAGCAGTAGCCGGTGGTAAAACAGCTAAATTCTATGCTTTAGGTGACGGAAACTACGCATCACTATTATCAGCATAATTAACAACATTAGGAGTAACAAATGGATAACGAGACTACTCTCGAATCACCATCTTTGCGTGACCAGTTAGAAAGTGCAATAGACACAGTTGAAGCAACACCAGAAGTTGTAGAAGCGGAAGTATCAGACAAACCTAGAGATGAATCAGGTAAGTTTAAAAGTAATAAAGAAGTGACAGAAACACCAAGTGAAGTCCAAGAAGAAGTCATAGCAGAAACTATTACTGCTAAACCAAGACCATCTTCATGGAAAAAAGACTATGAAGAATCATGGGGTAAATTAGATCCTACATTACAGGATTATATTACTCAACGTGAATCAGACTTTGCTAAAGGTGTTTCCACTTACAAAAGCCAATGGGATCAAGCACAACCTATTCTATCTACGATAGAGAAGTTTGCTCCTGTTCTACAACAAAATGGTTTAGATGCTTCTACATGGATTAATAATCTAGGTACTGCACATCAAACTTTGGTTTACGGTAATCCTGACCAAAAATTACAGATGTTTGCGCAATTAGCAAACGATTATGGTGTTGATCTTAACGGATTGTTAGGCGGCCAACAAGCTAGTCCACAATTCTCTATGATCGCACAGGAATTAAGCCAAATTAAGAACCAATGGCAACAATTTCAATCGCAACAAGAACAAGTTGAACAAACCCAATTAAAGGGTGAAATCGAATCTTTCAGTAAGGACAAACCTTATTTTGATGACGTCAGAGAAACTATGGCTGGATTACTCCAGAACAATATGGCTTCTGACTTGAATACTGCTTATGACAAAGCAATAAGACTACATGATGACATTTGGCAAAAGGTACAATCCGAACAGGTAAAATCTAGCCAAACAGAGCAGAAAAGTAGAATTGCCGCAGTCAAAGCTAAGGCTATATCCCCTAAGTCAAGCTCGCCTACAGCGAATATGAGTATAGGTGGTAAAGGCAATAATCTTCGTGACCAATTAGCGTCTATTGTAGACACTTTTTCGACCGAAAATATTTAACTAACTAACAAGGAGTTTTACTATGGCATTTGCCAATTCTTCCGTTAGTGACATTATCGCTACCACCATTCAATCTCGTTCTGGTGAATTAGCTGACAACGTAACTAACAATAATCCACTTCTATTAAAATTGAAGTCAAAAGGTAATGTACGTCCTTTCTCAGGCGGTAACGTCATTCTTGAAGAAATTATGTACAATGATTCAACAACAAACAACACTAACTCATATTCAGGCTTTGAAACATTAAACATTTCACCTAATAGCCCAATTTCTGCAGCGCAATTCAGTATTGCTCAATACGCTTCAGCAGTTACTATCTCTGGTCTTGAAATGTTGCAAAACTCTGGTAAGGAAGCAATCATTGACTTACTAGAAGGCCGTATTAAAGTTGCAGAAGCACAATTAGCTAACCGTATCAACCTTGACCTTTATGGTGATGGTACAGGTAACGGTGGTAAGAACTTGACAGGTTTAGCAGCAGCAGTTGCTGATAGCCCATCATCAGGTACTTACGGTGGTATTTCACGTTCTACATGGTCATTCTGGAGAAACCAAGCGTTCTCTGGCGTAACTAACGGTGGTGCAGCAGTTTCAGCAGCTAACATTCAATCTTACATGACACAATTAGCTATCAAGCTAGTTCGTGGTACTGATAAGGCTGACTTAATCGTTGCAGACAATAACTACTACAATCTATATGTAAACAGCTTACAAGCAATCCAACGTGTAACTGATCCAGAAATGGCCGGTTCAGGTTTCGCTTCACTCAAATTCTACGGTGGTGGTACATCTGCTGACGTGGTACTTGGTGGCGGTATTGGTGCGCAAGAACCAGCTAACCACATGTATTTCTTAAACACAGACTACATTTTCTTCCGCCCACACAAAGATAGAAACTTTGTGCCAATCGGTGGTGAACGTCAATCTGTAAATCAAGACGCAATCGTTAAATTAATCGGCTGGGCTGGTAATCTTACAGCATCAGGTGCTCAATTCAACGGCGTTCTAACAGCTTAATTAAAGGGAGAATATAACATGGCTTTTTCAGTAACCCCTTTAGTGGGAATTGATTTAACTAACACAGTAACAGCAGCTAACATTACTGCTGGACAACAAGTTGTAAACCAATTATTAGGTGTACAAGTTTGGGGTTCAGATGGTTTACGTTATGTATTTGGTAAAGCTAACGCTACTATCACTGCATCAACAACTGCTTGCGATATTAACACAACAACTTTCCTTGTTGCAGCTTCAGGTGGTGCTTATACATCACCAGCTACAGGTATGGTAACAGGTGATTACGGTTGGTTTAGTAAGGCTTCTGTGTAATACAAAGATACTCCCCTAGCAATAGGGGGGTTTCTCAAGTATATTCATGGTGAGTATGCTTGACAAACCAAACCACTTTGGAGAATTAAATGTCAGACACAGGCGCATTAGCAGTAAGATTTTATAGTCACGAAGTACAAAACGATTTCTTAACTAACATAGAAGGCAGACCAATTAGCTACATGGCTGACTTTATTAGAATTGAAATCCCAGGCAATCAAACTAGCATTATTGATACATTTGTTAATAATGGACACAAACAAAGATTTCCAACACAATGGGCTTTGTATTTGAATGAAAAAGCAGATGGCAACAACAATCCTGATAACGTACAAGGTACATTATTAAGAGATTGGCCATTACTTAACGCAGCACAAGCGACAGAATTAAAACACTTTAAGTTCTATACCGTAGAACAAGTGGCAGCAGCTTCAGATCAACAAATCATGGGTATTGGTATGACAGCAGGTATGTCACCATTAGCTCTAAGAGATAAAGCTATAGCCTTCCTAGCGAACGCTAAAGACTCATCTTTTGTACAAAAACAGTCAGATGAACTTAAATTAAGAGAACAAGAAATTGCTGATCTTAAAGACCAAATGACTCGTTTAGCAAAGATGGTAGAAGAAAAAGCTAAGTCCGAAGATAAAACTGAAGTTAAAACAGAAACGAAAGAACCTAAAAAGGACTAACTAATGGCAACTCTCTTACAACTCGTACAACAAGCTACAGGTGAAATGGGTTTAACTCAGCCTACGCAAGTTGTCGGTAATACTGCTTCTGATATTGTTCAAATATATGCACTAATGAACTCTATCGGTTACGAGGTACAAAGAGATCACAATTGGGAAGCCTTAGACAAAGAGTATAGATTTTATACTGTCTACACAACACTTACTTGTACCCTTGTGGCTGATTCTGTCAATGTAACAACGGTAGAATCAACCGCAGGGCTAAGTAACTTATATATCGTAACAGGCACAGGCATTAACCAAGATACTTATGTTAGTAATGTAACCGGTGCTAATTCACTTACATTATCACAAGCTGCAACAGCTAGTGGTGTATATACACTATATTTCTCTCAAGCTAAATACCCATTACCAAGCGATTGGGATAGACAAATAGATCGTACACATTACGACAAATCTAAACGCTGGGAAATGTTAGGCCCTACAGATGCTCAACAATGGCAATTCTTAAAGTCTAGCTATATTTCAACAGGCCCTAGAATCCGTTACAGAATATTAGGCGGATATTTCCAAGTATGGCCTGCTATGAATACAGACGAGTATTTAGGCTTTGAATACATGAGTAACCAATGGGCTACAAGTGCATCAGGAACAACACAATCATCATTCTTAGCTGACTCAGATACTTGTATATTCCCTGACAGACTTATGGTTACAGCATTAAAAAAGAAATACTTTGAAATTAAAGGTTTTGACGCAACAGCATTTACAAGAGATTATTTACAACAATTATCATTCGCTAAGGCAAACGATTCTGGTTCAGCAACATTGAGCTTTGCTCCAACACCAGGTTCAGTCTTAATTGGATTTGAAAACATCCCTGACGCTAACTACGGACAATAAATAATATGTTTCCAGTAAAGAAAAGATCATCAGGAAGCGTATCATTACCAGCACCAGTAGGTGGATGGAACGCTAGAGATAGCTTAGGGGATATGCCTGCTACAGACGCAGTGTATCTTAATAACTGGTTTCCTGCTACCACAGAATGTGTATTGCGTAGAGGTTATGCACAATGGGCTACAGGTATCACAGGCACAGTTGAAACCATTATGGACTATGAAGGTGGTAATACTTCTAAACTATTTGCTATATCTAATAATGGCTCAGTATATGATGCTACAGCTAATGCAGCAGTAGGTGCAGCAGTCTTAACAGGCTTATCTAATGCTAGATGGCAATATACTAACGTAGCTACATCTGGTGGTAATTTCTTATATATGGCCAATGGTACTAATACACCATATCTATATAATGGTACTACATGGACAAGCATTACAGGTGTATCTACACCAGCTATCACAGGTGTTACTACTACAGAATTAAACAATCCAATCGTATTTAAAACTAGAGTATTCTTTACACAAAAAAACACACTTAAAACATGGTATTTACCTGTCACATCAGTAGGTGGTGCAGCTAATGCTATAGATGTATCACAATACGCTTATAAAGGTGGTTATGTAGTGCAACATGCTACATGGACATTAGATGCTGGTTATGGTGCAGATGATTACTATGTAATATACACGTCTAAAGGCCAAATAATTGTATTTAAAGGCACAGATCCTTCATCAGCAACCACATGGTCTATGATTGGTGTATGGGATTTAGGAACACCAGTAGGCACTCGTTGTATGTATAAATACGGTGGTGACTTACTATTATTAGGCACAGATGGCCTTACACCATTGGCCGCAGAATTACAGTCATCTAGGCTTGATCCTAGAGTAGCTCTTACAGATAAAATACAATACGCTATATCAGAATCTATTAGCTTGTATCAGTCATCTTTTGGATGGCAAATGCTTTTTTATCCACAAGAAAATCAATTATGGCTTAATGTTCCTATATCAGATGGCACTCAACAATATGCCATGAATAGCATTAACAAGAATTGGTGCAATTACTCAGGATGGCAAGCTAGTTGTTGGGAAATCTATAAAGACGAACCTTATTTTGGTGGTGCTGGTTTTGTAGGCAGAGCATATTACACAAACTCTGATAATGGTAGTAATATTGTAGCTACAGGATTGCAAGCGTTTTCAGCGTTTAATAGCCCAGGTCAGCTTAAAAGATTTACTATGGCAAAGCCTATATTTAGAACTACAGGCGCACCAGCTATATATGCAAATATTAACTTAGACTTTAACTTATCTGATCCGTCTACAGTATTAAACTATACACCTACAGCATCAGGAACTTGGGATAATGCTATATGGGATGCAAGTTATTGGGGTGGTGGTATGACAGTATTACAACAATGGCAAGGTGTTAATGGTGTGGGTTATTATGGAGCACCTATTGTTAAAACAGCTTCACAAGGTGTTGATACTCGTTGGGTATCTACAGACATAGTGATAGAAAAAGGTGCGGTTCTTTAAGAATTGATAGTTCAAGGTCAAGAAGTAGGCGAATGGGTATGCCAAAAAGCAGCAAAACAATCGAATCCACTATTTCAAGCTATTGGACAAATAAGTAATTATGAATTAGTCATTAGTGTTCTTTATAACGGTTACACAGGCATTTCCATTTCTATTCATTCAAGATGTGATATACCTGCAAAGGTTTCAAGAGAATTTTATTGGGCAATATTTAATTACCCATTCAATGTATTAAAAGTCAAACGCTTAACAGGATTAGTCTCTACAGCTAATTTAAAAGCACAAAAATTAGATGAACATTTAGGTTTTGAACGTGAAACCATAATAAAAGATTACTTTCCTGATGGTGATGGGATTGTTTATATAATGCGACCAGAAAACTGTCGCTTTTTAAAACTCGGAGATAGATATGCAAAGCAAGTTAGCTAAATTGTTAGATCCACTTTATAGATGGATTACAAGTTACATGGGTGATTGTGGTTTTATTCTATATGGTATTGGTAAAGATGATGCACCTGCACCACCAGACTATACTGCATTAGCTAGACAAAGCAATCAAAGCAATATTGACATGGCTCGTATGGGTTTAGCTGCTAACCGAGTTAATCAACAAACTCCTTTTGGTGGTTTATCTTACTCACAAACAGGCACAGATGCTTATGGTAATCCTACATATACTGCTACACAAACAATGTCACCTGAACAACAAGGCTTATACCAACAACAAACAGGCTTACAAAGCGGTGTATTAGGTGCTGCACAAGCTGGTTTAGGTAATGTTCAAAACTCAGTTATGCAAGGTGGTGTAGACCAATCTAAACTAGCTCAAACAGGTATTAACCCTGGTGAAACATATTCTGATGCTATTATGCGTAGACTTGCACCACAAATGAAAATGGAATCAGGTCAGTTTGATGCACAAATGGCTAATCAAGGTATTGCTCCAGGCACAGAAGCCTATCAAAATGCTAAACGTCAATTTGACCAAGCACAAAACGATAAACTTACATCAGCAGTAGTAGGTGGTATGCAAACAGGTTTAACTGCTAATCAACAAGGATTTAATCAAGCTCAATCTAATCTTAATATGCCTATTAATTTTCTTAATTCATTACGCACAGGAAATAACCTTACCAATCCTAGTTATGCTACACCAACTAACATGGCTACTGTACCAGGCGTTGATTACATGGGTGCAGGTAACAATCAATACAATGCTCAAATAGCTCAAACTAACGCTAATAACGCTGCTTCTGCTGGAATGTTTGGTGGTCTTATGAATTTAGGTGCAGCAGCTTTAGGTGCTCCAACAGGCACATTTTCAGGCCCTACCGGCTTAATGTCATATTTTAAATAGAGGATAACATGGCAGAATTTCAAGATTTAAGCGGTTTACCTGCTGATGACACAATGGCTCAAATGGAGCTACAACGCAGACTAAAAATAGCTCAAGCGTTGCAACAAGAACAAATGCCACAAGGGCAAATGGTATCCGGTCATTATGTAAATCCATCATTTACACAATATGGTGCTAATTTACTTAATAAGTATGTAGGTGGCAAGACAGAAGAAAATGCTCTTAAACAATATGGTGAGTATCGTAAAACTAAAGAACAAAAAATGTCTGATGCTCTTACAAAACTTGGTGGTGCATTTGAACCTAAAACTGTAACTAATACTACAATGCAATCTCAAGATGTTCCATTATATCAAGGCATGAATGTTCCTACATCACCTTTTGGCACATCAGATCAAGTAAATCAAATAGCTCCAAATTATATTAATCAAGCACCTGTTCAAAATATGACAGGTACAACTACACAGATGAATCCAGTAACTACAACATCTACTACACAGCCAACATTAGGTGGTATAGAAAAAGCATTTGGTCAATACGCTACAGATGTTAATAATCCTAAATTATTAGAAGCTATGTTATCTAGTCGTTACGAAAAAATGCTTAAAGGTAAAGAGCCAATTAAACTTGGTGCTGGAGATGTATTAGTGGGAGAAGATTATAAGCCATTATATACTGCACCTAATAAGCCAACTGCTCCTACTGTAAGAACAATGCGTATGGGTACTAATGAAGTTACTCAACAATATGATGATAAAACAGGTAAATGGACTGAAATAGCTAAAGGCCCTGCATTTAAACCAACAGAAGAAATATCTTTTGATCCACAAGTATTAAGTGCTATGGCAGATCAAGCATTAGCTGGAGATAAAAGTGTATTTACTAACTTAGGTCGTGGTGCGCAAGGTGCTAAAAATATTGTTGCATTAAGAACAGCTATGAATAATAAAATGTTAGAAAATGGTTGGTCTGGAAAAGATATTGCAGCTAAAAATGCTGAATTTATTGGTATGACATCTGGCCAACGTACACTTGGAACTAGAACTGCTAACATTGAAATGGCTGGTACAGAGTTTGCTAACATGCTTCCTTTGGCTAGAGAAGCATCAGCACTTGTACCTAGAAGTGGCTTCTTACCGTTTGGTAAAGCTAATGTTATGTTTGATGAGCAAACTAATGATCCAGCATTGCGTCAATTTGCTGCAGCTAACAATTCACTTGTAAACGTTTATGCAAGAGCTATTAGCCCTTCTGGACAGCCTACAATTAGTGATAAAGACCATGCAAGAGAAATGTTATCTACTGCATTTGATCAAAAATCATATAATGCTACATTAGATCAATTAGAAAGAGAAATTTCTGCAGCTAGAAAATCTCCTGGACAAGTTCGTGAATCAATGAATAGAGCAATTACTGGCAGACCAGAACAAGCTACACCTACATCACAACCAAGCTCTGTAAGAAGTCAAGCAGATGCAATTCTTCTAGGAAGGTAAGTAATGGCAACAGCAGATGATTATGCAAATTGGATTGTAGCTAATGCAGCTAAAAAAGGTACTCCTGAATTTGATACCGTTGCTCAGGCCTATCAAGAAGCTAAAGCTGAAACATTATCTCCAAAAGCACCTATTGTAGAAGCAAAACAACCATCTACTAATCAAGCATGGAATTTTACTAGGGCTGGATTACATCATCTTGCTAGTCCAGTATTAGGCGCATCACAATTAGCAGAAAATGCTATATCTTCTAGTTTAAATAAAATAGCACCTAATAATCCTTTGGTGCAAAAATTTAACGATATTACTGCTGAAGATAATAAATTCATGCAAGAACGTGAAATGAAATATCAACGTGAAGTGCCAAATAATGTTGCATCTTATGCTGGTGCTACTGTAGGTGAAATAGCTCCATTTATGTTATCAGGGCCATCTAAAGCATTATCTTATATAGGTGACTTGGCAAAAGTAGAAAAAGCACCTGCATTGGTAAATGCTGCACTTCGTGGCGGTGCGCAAGGCCTTGCTATTGGTGCTGCTCAACCTGTATCACAAGGTGGTGATTATTGGGCTAACAAAACAGGTCAAACATTAGCTGGTGGCATTGGTGGTGCTGTTATTCCGCCTATTTTAGGTGGTGTTGGAAAAGCTGTTAAAACTAAATTTTACGATCCAATAGCAAATCAAAATAAAATTATTTCATCATTATTAATGAGTTCTGTGGGTGAAGAAAATGCTCCTAAAGTTATTGAAGCTATAGAAAAAGTTAAGCCACAAACTACAGGCGTTAATTTAACAGCAGGTCAATTAAGTCAAAATATTGCTTTAAATGCTATAGAAGATGCTTTAGCTACTAAAAATCCAAGTGGTGCTGTATCTCAACTAAATCAAAAGAATAAAACTGTATTAGCTGATGTATTGCGTAATATGGCTGGAGATGAAGACGCAATTAATATGGCCAAAGCAGCTAGATCAAAAGTTGCAGAACCATTATACAAAGCTGAAGAACAAAATCTATATACAGGCGGAAAAGACTTTGAAAATTTACTTGGTCGTGCTAGGGCTTCTGGTGCATTAACTGAAGCTCAAAAAATAGCTGAAATTCGTGGCACTAAATTTACATTGCCTATTATTGACTATCCACAATATGAATCAAAAATGGCTGAATTACCAATGGGTGAAAAAGTACCATTTGATTTTGCAGAACAAGCTACTAAAGTTGCAACAGGCGAAGATAAAGGCATATTAGCAAGTATTAGAAGTGCTGGCGGCTTAAATATGTCAGAAATGAGAGATTTAATTGGTGAAAAAGCTACTAATAAAGCTAAGGTTCAAATAGGCACATTTACTAAATCTGGTATGGGTTTAGATGATGCTGTTATGCACGCTGTAGATAATAAATATTTACCTGAATCAGTATTAAGTGAGGTAGATGGTGGCGCACAAAAATTAAGAGATTTAATTCAAAATGAAGTATCTGGTAACAAAGCTCAAAAATTTGGCGTACAAGATGAATTAAGAGCTGCTTGGGAAAAATCTATGGGTGAAGCTCCACAAGTTGAATTGCATCCGTATGAAGGTATAGCCAAACCTGCAGCTCCTGAAATTCCAGAAGAAGCTGTTATTGGTAAAGGCATTAAAGGTATGGATCTTATTAACCTTAAAAAAGGTATAGATCAAGCAATATCTGATGCTAGTGGCCCTAAAAAGATAGAATTAATAAGTCTTAAAAAAGATTATGAATCATGGTTATCTTCTAAATCACCAGGCTTTGCAGCAGCTAATGATGTATTTGCAGAAGCAAGTAAACCTATTAATAAAATGCAATTAGCTAAAGCACTCACACAGAAATTTGTACCTTCTACTACAGCAGTTGGAGAAACTCCTACTAGAATTAATGCAGCATCTTTAGCAAAAGCATTACAAGAAAAAGACGCATTAGCTAGATCAGTTACTAAATTTGAAGGTGCTAAATTTAAAACAATATTTACCCCTGAAGAAGCTCAAGCTGTTCAAGGTGTAAGTGAAGATGCTAATAAAATTGCTAATGCTTATGCAATGGGATCAGGTCAAGGATCTGCTACAGCTAGACGTTTATCTGTAGGTAATTTTATTGATAATGAATTTAAAGAAAAATCACCATTTTTAAGTAAAGTATTAACTATTTTAAATGTAACGCCTGGTATTAATTTAGTTACTAAAGGCGTAAGTGGTTTAGCAAATATGATTGGCAATAAAGTAAACGATCAAATGACCGTAGAACTTGAAAGAATGTTAGCTGAAAATCCACAGGCTGTTGCTAATGCTTTAAAACTAGAATTATCAAAATTACCAAATAATCAAAAAACACAAATATTACAAGTTTTACCTAAAGAATTATTAACCATTCTTTCTGCTAAAACAGCAATGCAAATATCACAATAAGGAGCAACAATAATGGCAAGAAATGGATCAGGAACGTACTCGCTTCCAGCCGGTAACCCAGTAACCACAGGAACAACCATATCATCTACATGGGCTAATAGTACCCTATCAGATATATCTACAGCCCTTACAGCATCTCTTGCTTATGATGGACAAACTACTCCTATTGCTAACTTGCCTATGGGTGGTAACAAACATACAGGTGTAGGTAACGCTACAGTAAGAACTAATTATGCTTCTGCTGCTGATGTTCAAGACGGCTCATTAACTTACCTTACAAGCGTATCTGGCACTAACACAATTACTGCTACAGGCCCTGTAGGTATGGCTGCTTATGCCACTGGTCAAGTATTTAGATTTATTTCTGCTGGTGCTAATACAGGTGCTACTACAATTAATATTAATAGTATTGGTGCTAAAGCTGTTGTTAAGCTAAACGGATCACCATTAGTATCAGGTGATATTCCTTCAGGTGCTATGTTATCTGTAGCTTATGATGGCACAAGCTTTCAATTACAATCTACATTAGGTGTTTCATCATTTAGTGCAGGTGCTACAGGCTTAACACCTAGTTCTGCTACTACAGGTGCAGTAACATTAGCTGGTGTGCTTGGTAAACTTAACGGTGGTACAGGTGCGCTAACAGCAAGTATTACCTTTGTGGCTAGAACATCTAACGTAGTTACTATTACAACATCTGGGGTACATGGTTTTGTAACAGGTGATTATGTTACAGTTGCAGCAGTTACTAACACAGCATTTAATGGTAACTTTACTATTACAGGCACTCCAACAACAACATCATTTACTTATGCTCAAACAGCAGCTAACGTAGGTACAACTGCTGACACAGGAACAATAACTGATTTATCTTATGTCAATCTTACTACAAACGTAACAGGTACTTTATATCCTAACTTTGGTGGTACAGGTGCTTCTACACTTCCTACAGGCAATCTTGTTGTAGGTAATGCTACAAGTACAGTTTCAACTATTGCACCAGCACTAAATGGTGAAAGTCTTGTAGTGACAGCAGGTGCATCTGTGACAGCAGGTTCATTTGTGATAGGTGCTACATATACCATTACATCCGTAGGTACTACATCATTTACAAGTATTGGTGCAAGTGCTAACACAGTAGGTATAGCATTTACAGCCACAGGCGTGGGTTCAGGAACAGGAACAGCTACACTTAATACATGGTCTGCTGGATCAAGTGTTGTATCTGCAACTTCTCAAGCATCTACAAGTGGTTCTACTGTTACATTTTCTAGTATTCCATCATGGGTAAAACGTATTACTGTTATGTTTAATGGTGTTAGTTGTTCAGGTAATTTATGGGTTAGACTTGGAACTTCAGGCGGTATTATATCTACTGGTTATAATGGTGGTTCTGGTGTTGCTCAAAATGGTAATACTACAAGTGTAGGTTCTGATGCTGCTGGATTTGGAGTTGCAGGT